AAAATGGCAAAACAAACAGTAGGTATTGGCTCATCTGCAAATGATGGAACGGGAGATAATCTTCGCGTAGGTGCAGATAAAATAAACGACAACTTCAATGAAATTTATGCTGCATTAGGTAACAGTTCTAATGTTCTTACTGATATAATTGATTCAAATGGATTGTTTGATGTAAGTTCTGGTGCAAATAAAATTGTTTTTTACTACGCAGCTTTAAGTGACCTTCCAAGTGCCTCCACATATCATGGCGCTGTAGCCCACGTTCATGCAACTGGAGGACTATATTTTGCGCACGGTGGTAATTGGATAAGGTTGAATGACGAAGTATCTGGGCCTGTAACAACATATGTAGCAGGGACAAATGGTTCATCCGCATATACCTTCACTGGTCCTGGCGCTACGTCTGGAGACAATCCAAACTTTACATTCTACAAAGGTCATACTTATCTTATTGATAACACCGCAAATGTAAGTAGTCATCCTTTACAAATTAGAACATCTAATGGAGGCTCTGCTTTCACCACTGGAGTTACAGAAAACTATAACTCTACAACGGGACTAACCCAGTTTATTGTTCCTCATGAACCTTCGGATACAACCTTAGTCTATCAATGCACCAATCATAGTGCTATGGTAGGAAACATAACAATAGTGTGATCACATGAGTTTTACATACGACCAACTTAAAACAGCTATTCAAGATTATACGGAAAATGATGAGACTTCTTTCGTAACAAATCTTCCGTTGTTTATACGAATAGCAGAGGAACGAATATTAAAAAACGTGCAACTTAGTTTGTTTCGTAAAAATGCTACTGCCTCTACAACAGCAAGTAATAAGTTTTTAGCTTGTCCTAGTGATTTTCTAGCTCCGTTTTCTCTTAGCCTTGCAGGGACAGATGGAGACAAGTTTTTTATAGATTTTAAAGATCCTAGTTTTATACAGACATACACTCCAGATGCTACAACCACAGGATCTCCTAAATATTATGCTGTGTTCGATGTAGACAACTTTATATTGGCTCCGACTCCAAACACTACGTTTACCGCAGAACTTCACTATTTTTATCGCCCTGCAAGTTTAACTGCGGGATCTGGTAGTGGAACTACTTGGTTGAGTCAAAATGCTGAAATGTCTATGTTGTACGGGGCATTAATCGAAGCGTATATATACATGAAGGGTGAACAGGATGTTATGACTATGTATAATAAACGCTTTCAAGAATCTTTGATTGGGCTTAAACAGTTAGGCGAAGCAAAAGAAACTACTGATGAGTATCGCCGGGGGAAAGTTCTTAGGGAGAAGACTTGATGTTTAAAATAGATATAAGCGTACCAAAAGACGAGCCTGTTGTTGGAGTTAGAACAACAGAGAATCGAGGTTTTACGCCTGAAGAATTAGCGCAGCAATGCGTAGAAAAAGTAATTTCGGTCTCCGATAGCGCCCATCCTGGGATAAGAGACCAAGCTCGTGCTTTCTCAAAGCACATTGAAAAGCTTGTTGAATATTATATGAGACAGGCTATTCGCAGTGACCGCACAACAGTGTATAATACACTGAAGGATGCGGGACATCCCGAACTGGCTGAACTTATAAGGAGACTTTGACATGGCCTTTAGTGGAAACTTTATGTGTACTTCTTTTAAGCAAGAGTTGCTTACGGGAAGTCATAACTTCACAAACTCAACAGGTGATACATTTAAGCTTGCATTGTATGATAACAACGCTTCTTTTGATGCATCTACAACAGATTACACAACCTCTAACGAGGTAAGTGCTTCTGGGTCTTACAGTGCAGGAGGTGGTACGCTTACAAACGTAACACCGACTACATCTGGAACGACAGCGTTGACAGACTTTGCAGATCTTACATTTACTTCTGCGACGATTACTGCTCGTGGCGCATTGATCTATAACACCACAACAGGTGCAGGATCAGGAACTACGGATACAGTTGTTGTGTTAGATTTTGGTTCTAACAAATCTTCAACAGCGGGTGACTTTCAAATTGTTTTCCCAACAGCGGATGCGAGTAACGCGATAATCCGTATCGCATAAGGACTTTCCTTATGGCGAATATAACTGGTTGGGGTCGTGGAACATGGAGCGAGGGTGCTTGGAGTGAAGCACTTCCCGTCCGTGTTGGTCACACTCTCAACGGTTGGGGTGAGTTAACTTGGGGTGAAACCTCTTGGGGTGGTGAGAAATCTACTCTTGCAGCGATGCAAGGTCAGGTTGGAACTGCTGTTGTCCGCGAAGATATATCAGTCAGCCTAACAGGGCTTGAAGCTACGACTGCGGTAGGCTCTGTAACTGTACAAGGTAATAACAGTGTTACACTTACAGGGCTTGAGGCTACAGGCGGTGTAGGCGATGTAAGTCTCGAGACAGAACAAAACATTCCAGTTACAGGTCTTGAGGGTACAGGATTTGTAGGCACCGCTGTTGTTGTACAAGGTAACGGTGTTGTTGTTACACTGGGTGCAGGATTAGAGGCTACTTCTGCGGTAGGCTCTGGCACAAGTATTGTTATTAATGCTTATGTTCCACAAACAGGTCTTGAGGCCACGGGTGGCGTAGGCACTGTTTCTATTAGTGCAGGCACAGGTATTGATGTAGATGTAACAGGTCTTGAAGCTATAGGCGGTGTTACAGAGCCAAGTATTATTGGGGATGCTCCTAATGTTGCGGTCACAGGTGTAGCGGGTACAGGCACTATTGGAACCATAACCGCCGTTACGTATCAGGTCGTTCCTGTTTCAGGAAACAATTTAGCAGCAACGGGTTTAGTTGGCACGGCAAGTGTTGACGCGGACGCAATTGTCAATGTAACAGGTCTAAGCACTAGCGCAAGCGTAGGATCTGTGTTAGTTTACGGTAATATAATTCCTGCTCCAGGTACAAGTTGGACAGGTGTGACTCCGAATCCTAACAGTACATGGTCGGAGGAGCAGCCTTCTCCAAACACAACTTGGACAGAAATAGCAGCGTAAAGGTAAGGAAAGATGGCGACGTATACAACAAATGGCGGTATTAAAAAGATCGCAACAGGTGACGAATCTGGAACATGGGGTACGTCAACCAATACTAACTTCGATATTATTGACCGCTTGGCGGTAGGTGTCGGAGACATTACACTTTCAGGAACAACGCATACATTAACTACATCTGATGGATCTGCATCAGACGGTCAGTACCACGTTCTTGTGTTGGGTGGTTCACCCTCTGGTACAAATACAATTACAATTAGCCCAAATGATACAAAAAGATTGTATTTTGTTAAGAACAACTCTGGTCAGACAGCCACGTTCACACAGGGATCGGGTGCAAATGTAAGCGTATCAAACGGAAACTCAGCGATTATATACGCTGACGGCGCAGGATCTGGCGCAGCGGTTGTAGATCTAAGCTCTACTTTACCTGCGGCAGGCGCATTATTAGCATCAAACAATTTATCAGATGTTGCGAATGCAGGAACATCTAGAACAAATTTAGGGGTTGCGATTGGGTCAGATGTTCTGGCGTATGACGCAAACCTACAGGGATTTGTAACGGCTCTTACCCTTCCTACGTCCGATGGGTCAAATGGGCAGGCGTTAGTTACAAATGGTAGCGGCACTATTTCTTTTGGTAGTGCGGGAATTTCAACTGGTAAGGCCATAGCTATGGCTATCGTTTTTGGATAAAGGAGGCTAGACAATGGCTGCACCAAATATTGTAAATGTGGCAACGATTACAGGCAAGACTGCCACCGTTGCGCTTACCACAACTTCACAGACAACACTGGTGAGTAACGCAGCATCGAGTAACGCGGTTTATAAAATCAACATGATCCAAGTTGCAAATGTAGATGGCACGAATGCTTGTGATATAACTATAGATGTACACAGCGCAGCATCTGGTGGGGGTACAGCGTACTCTTTAATCGCCACTGCATCTGTCGCAGCGGATTCTTCTATGGTTGTTTTAGATAAGAATACAGCTTTATACTTGGAAGAAGATCGTTCTATTACGGCTACCGCAGGTACAGCAAGTGATCTTGAAGTGATTGTGAGTTACGAAGAGATCTCATAAGGAGAGTTGTTGTGAAGGTAATTGGCAACTTAACCAAAGACGCCATCATCAGGGCTGCGGTTAGTGAGGGATTAACTGTTACTCAAGTAATAGGGTCTGAAGTTGTATTTGAGGCTGCTAATTCGGACTATCAAGCAGTTGCTTTTGATTCTAACAGCAATAAAGTTGTAATTGCTTATACAGATAGAGACGCATCTTTTGCAGGTACAGCTATAGTAGGCACAGTAAGTGGCACGTCAATTTCATTTGGAACGCCTGTTGTATTTAATGCGTCTGATTCCAGATTTATGGCTGCTACGTTTGAT